GGTCATTTTAAAACTCCTGTTTTTTCTATTGCTGCGTAGATTTCATTGACGCAGACAAGAAGAGCTTCCCAGAAGACCTAGGGGGAGACCCAAAAAGGTGTTAAGGGGCAGACCAAGAAAATGCTTGACATAGACCCACATAAATCTGTAAAACATGGACATGACCAAAACACAGCCCGACGTAATAACAATTTTTGAGAACGCTCTCGCTAGGCAAATGATGGGAGCAGGCGATGCGCTAGGAATTACCGGAGCATCGCGTCTCATCGCAAAAGGAGTGCTGGATCAGGGCTTTTTGCCTCCGCACATCTTTGCCAGCTTGGTGTCTAACATTGCCCAAGAACAATCATTGGATCTCGACGCTGCGGTCGAGGTCTGCGCCAATGAAATCTACGCAGCAATAGAAAAAACAGGAGTTTTAAAATGACCGATTCCAAAGGTCCTAAATCCATCCCCATTGCCTTTGACCCCATCTCAGACTGGAGTAGCAGCCGAACCAACAGCCTCGTGCATGGGGCTGGAGAACTCAGCGTTGGCTTGCAGACTGATTATTCAGAGGAGGCGAATGACCAGCTGGTTGTCCGCCTTGGCTCTTCTGGAACTGACGGAACAGGGTGTAGCGCTTCCTGTATTATGAAAATGGTGGTCAAAGAAGATGCCGATGCGGTAGTTGCCTTTTTCGAGGCTGTACTTGTAAAGGTGTCCGAGGCTAGAGACCGCGTGGTTGAAAGAACCGAGGAGGCGGGAGCCTATGCGGAGTTCAAAGCGCAAAGAGAAGTCGCAGAAACAGCCGACTCATCCCAAGATGAAGACTCTGTTTGATTACGCCGAGTCCGAGAAGAGGAAAGAAGAGGGGATCGAGCGGGTCTCCTCTGGCCCCTCCTCTAGCTGGACAGAAAGAGCCATCGCTATGATTCGGGGGAATGTGATTGGCACAACGATCACCGCTGAAACTCTCCGCTCTAGGCTTGGGGAAGACCCCCCCCACCCCAACGCTATCGGTGCCGCATTCAATACAGCCGCTAGACGGGGTTTAGTGGAAAAGACGGGTCGCTGGGTGAAAGCGGCTCGCCCAGAAGCGCATGGCAGAGAATTGCGACAATGGGTGCGTGTTAGAAACAAGGGTTAGTAAAATGTTAAAGTCATTCTGTGGGCTGAGTCATGGCCTGCTACTTTGGCTTTTGTTTTGCCCTCGGCCCATGCATGAAAGTGCCCTGGTCGAGGGTTTTTGAATTAAATATGGGTCAAGTTTGACTATTAGGTAAAAAGTTGGCACATTATACCTATGGAAGATCTTGAAGTCCCCGGAGAAGAAGTCTTTACGCCCCCCAAGGCGCCTCGCACGATGACCAAGGCTATTGGAGACAACTACTTGGAGTGGCTGGCGCAAGGCCATACCCAAGGCTATATCTGCAAGGCTCTCGGCATCAGTCGCTGGACCATTCAGCGGTGGCGCAAAAAGGACGAGGCCTTTGCGGTGAAGGAAGAAGCGATCAAGAACATTCGCTTAGAGGCAGTCGAGGACTCTCTATTTGCCCAAGCGCTTGATGGCAATACAACCGCCTGCATCTTCTGGCTCAAAAACCGCGCCCCTGACAAGTGGCGGGACGTTCAGCGCCTGGAACACAACGTGGAACCAGTTACACTGGCTGAACTTGTGCAGAGGATGGAACAGAACAGAGCCAAAACCGTAGATGAACAGCTCTGTAATAGAAACTAGCCCATTAGAAGCCAAGCTGGAACTTTGGCGTGATAGCCCTGCTGATTTCATATGGGATGTGCTTGGGTGCCGACTCACAGACCAGCAAAGGGAGGTTCTTGACGCTATAGTAAACAACAAGCGCGTCGCTGTTCGGTCGGGCAACGGCTTGGGCAAAACTCACCTTGCTGCCTGCACAATTCTTTGGTATCTCTATACAAGGGAATCCTTCATTCTTTCAACGGGTCCCACTGCCAGCCATGTTCGGACACACCTTTGGGGAAATGTCAGGAAACTGTGGAACGGTTCCCTGATTCCTTTGGGTGGTGAACTTCTGACAACCGCTATCCGCTTGGCGCCCTACTGGGAGGCTCAAGGGATTGCCACAAATGACCCTAGCAACTTCCAGGGCGGTCATGCCGAGAACCTTTTGGTCATCTTTGATGAAGCCCAAGCAGTTGACCCAGAGTTCTGGGAAGCAGCAGAGTCCATGATGTCTGGCAAGAATGCCCGCTGGCTTGTAATCGGGAACCCTCTTGAAGCGAAGGGAGAGTTCTACCGAGCATTCAGGCGCCCCGAAGAGTGGACGCCAGTTACGCTTTCGGCGCTCGACCACCCCAACTACAAGACTAAAAAAGAGATAATCCCAGGAGCAACCACATATGAGTGGGTGGAGGACCGCCGGCGAGGGTGGGGAGAGAACGACCCACGGTTTATTGCTCGCGTCTTGGGCGAGTTTCCAGAGGCTGGAGATGACCGAGTTGTGCCTATCGGCTTTCTTGACAGGTGTGCCAATGGAGACGCTTGTGACGAAGGAGAAGGCGTCCATCTTGGCGTTGATGTGGCTCGATTCGGCTCAGACGAAACAGTCATATCTGTAGTGAAAGACAATGTCTTGCTAGAGGAAATCAAACTTGCCAACCTGGACGGCAACGAAGTTTCCGGTCATGTGATAAAGGTAGCCCAAAAGAATGGCATTGGCCGATCAAGCGCCATGCGGATCCATGTGGATGTCATTGGTGTCGGGGCAAGCGCAGTAGATGCCCTGAAGGACAGCGGATGGAAGGTGGATTCCGTAGATTTTTCCAACAAGCAACGCGGCATTTATGGAGAAGAGTGTGGTCCAATGGAATTTGCGAACCTCCGTGCGGAAATGTATTGGGCGGCCAGAGAGCTATTGCGCCTAAAAAAAGCGTGTGTGCCGAGAAAATTTGGTGCCACATGGGAGGAGTTAACAGAAGGCGGTTACTCTTACGACCGCAAGGGCCGACTTCTTGTCGAGCCTAAGAAGGACATTAAGAAGCGGTTAGGTCGTTCTCCGGACGGCGCAGACGCCTTCGTGCTGTCCCTCGCACGGAACAGAAGACGAGTTCCACAAATCTACATCTAAATCATGCGCTTTACACGATCCGAATTCGGCGAGCGGAACTTTCCAGGTACCGCTTACGACACCTTCACCAGGTTTCCCATTGTTCCAGACCCCGCAACGCTAACCAGTCCTTGGTCGCAACACCCATACGCACATGGCGCCATTCGCTTGGCGGGGCAGATGCTGGGGATGCTTCCGTTTCGGATTGTGCGTGAAGACGAATCTGGGTTCCATGGTGTCAAGAACGCAACGACCCGAGAAGAGCTGGATGTCGCCATTCGTAGACATTCATTTCTCAAAGCCAATGGCGTCCAAACGTCGAGGTCTAGAGATTGTGCATTGATACCGATTCCCAACAGCCCTTTCCGCCAACTGTTCGATTTTGTTAACCCGCACATGGCAAAGGCAGACTTGTGGAATGCAGTTATAACGCAGATGCTTTGTACTGGCTGTGCAGTCTTGGTCTTAAAGGGGCGTAGTGGGCGTCTAAAAGCAAAAGAAATCCCGCGTGAGATCTACGTCTTTGGGCGCAAGGGTTGGTATGTAGACATTGACGAGGACACAGGTCTTGTAAGGCGGTGGAAGCATCAACCAAGCGGCACAATCCAAGACGGTGCCATCTCCACTTTCCAGTACAAGAACACCGAAGGCATTGAGTATGAGGCACACGAGATTATTCTCCTGAGGATCTACTCTCCCGACCAGCCATTCTGGGGAGAAACCCCCCTGGCGGCGGCGTTCAATAAGATGCAGCAGGATTTGCTGGCAGATTCTTTCAACAAGGCGTTCTTTGAGAACGGCGCAGAGCCTGGAGCAGTGCTGACAACCGAGTCGGATGACCTGAACCCTGACGATGCACGAGGCATTCTTGCCATGTGGGAAGCTCGACATCAAGGCCCCCTCAACCGCTCCAAGCCAGCCATCCTTACGCATGGCCTAAAGGTCGAACGGTCTCCTGTTACCCACCAAGACATGGAGTTCTCCACCATGCTTAACTCCAACAGAGACGCAATTTTGGCGGCTCTCTTGGTACATAAGGCTGCGCTTGGCGTCACGGAGAGCCTTAACCGTGCGACGATTGAGGAAGCCAACAGGATGGTCTGGAGAAACCTCCTCCTCCCAATGGCTGCGTACATTGAGGATCGCCTGTACACCACATTGTTTAGCCGCTTCCCAGGAAAGGACTTTGGCGTTTTTGATACCCAAGGCATTCCGGAGCTCCAGACCGATATGGAGAGACAGGCCGAGGTTGTGCGTAAACTCTCTATCAGCCTTGTTCCTCTCAACGATATCAATCAAATGCTTCACCTCGGATTACCCACCTATTCCTGGGGCAACGAACCTGTCGTTCCAATGAACATGGCTCCCATCAGTCAAATCGTAAATGGTCCGATGTCAGTGAAGCCAACAGACCCAGAGCCACCCGGACCTTTACCGGGGGACGAAGAGGAAGCAGACGGGGACGAAGACGAAGTGCCCCCGAGCGAACCTGACCCTAGCGCCGGCATTGACAACACTTACAAGTCGTCGGCGGACGAGAAAGAACTCCGCAACAAACTCAGGTCGTGGCTATTCGCTGGTCGTTCAGCAACTCTCCAAGCGATCCAGAACAGCGTAAACAGTGACTGGGACAAGTTAATGGCTGCCAATGAGGAGGACTGGGACGAACTCAGCGCCGACATTGCCTCTTCCGTAATCTTTGACGGGGAGGAGTGGAAGAAAAGCCTCCAAGAAACCTTCGGGGAAACCGATGGAGCAACCGAGTTAGTCGAGACGCTTCAAGATAGAGTGGCTGAAAGACTGTTTCCAGTGATCAACCAAGCCGTTTCTGGCGAGTTTGACTCTAAGGAGGCTTACAGGGACACCCTAATGACCCAAGTCCGAGGTGCCTTCAACGCCGTAGGGCAGCCAGCCAGATTGGCGCAGATCACCAAGGCTCTGCTTCGCTCGGTGTAGCTCGTCTCCCCACACCACCATCGCAGATGGAAAGGGGGCATTGTCTATTATGTCTCCTTCTCTCAGGAACTTTACTCTGCCTCTAAGGAAACAGATGTCAGCACAGGGAAAGATCCATTTGTGCCAGTAGGAAGTATCCGTTCTTGCTGGTATAAGCCCCACAATAATGGCTCCCCGTAAAGATTCCCGATGCGCTTTCTGGATCCATTTTTTTAACCCGCGCCCATAGGGTGGATTCATCCAGCAAACATCGTTGTTCCACGCCTGACGCAAGGCATCCTCTTCAATAGTGAAATACTTTTTTACCCTGTAGTTCTGGTGGCTCGCCGCCACGTCTAGAGTGAAATGGAAAAGACGATCCCATTCATCAAACAAGGGCTGGGGTGTCACCCAATCGTTAGCGCGGCTACTTAGACCCGCTCCCTTTGCCTCACAAAAACTAACCCTGCTCCTTTCTGGCATCAGGCTGAGTAGCTTCGTTTGTGTCCTTTGCGGTCAAGCCTTCGCACTTGGTAGCGGGTTTCAGATTTTGCCTTCACCGTAGTCACCAAGGATCCAGCCACCTTCGCCGCCATAGCATCGGCTCTTTTCTTGCTGCGATATGTGCTGATGATGGTCCACTTTGTGTAAGTCATGACTCGATTGTAAGACTTCCTCTACCTTGAGCCAGTAGGAGATTGTGGTTCTTTTTTCTGCCCCCCTAGGCCTTTAAGCAATTTAAACAATCTCTGCTTAAAAAATACAACGTAAACAGCATTGATGAGCTGCCAGTAAACTTTAGAGGGTTAGTGGCCAGTGAATCAGAGGACAAACAAACTAAGGTATTAAACCAGTTTGCCGAGCAGCGCATGCAAAGTGAGCTTAAACAAACGCAGGTATCGCGTTACTTTGGTTGGGTATCGCCTATGGTGGCTATTCGCTCGCTGTCGATGATTGTAGTGGGCACAAGCATA